CATTGTTTATCTCTTTTTTGCTTCTTCTGTTTTTTTCTTAAGATGTTCAATCAGCATACTAACATAGACTTCTCTCTCCCACGGTATCATATTTTCTAATTCTGATAATGAATAATTGTGTTCTTGCATCAATAGGAAATTCGTTTTATACAAGTTCATCAAAGATTCATGAGAGAGAGTTATACGAAAAAATTTTCGTAACCGTCAATTACAAGATAATTGTCCTTCTTACATTCGTTACAGTTATAATTTATTGTATGATATAGTTGTGGCATAGTCTCAAAGAATCTTTTGATTTTACCAAAATAATCGGGAGACAGATTTTCGATCCATTCAATTCTTTCATTTGGAGGGCTATCCTGAAAATTGATAGCCTCTTCAGATGTGTAAATTTTATCAATAGAGTTTGCTGTCACTGAATAGATATCGGTATCTTCCTCTGCTCTAGCCAATGATGCAACTTCTTCAACACTAGGATATTTCATCTCAATCACAAGATCAGAATTCAACTCGATCCTATTCGTATGTGATTCATCCTTGATGATTTCAATTTCATCAATATCAAGAAATACTTGTGTCGCACCATCACAATGCCCACATCTGGCTGAAAGCTCGATGATGTTACCAACAGATTGAGAACGGAGTGTCAAGAAAACTTTCTGCACTTCGAACATTGGTAATTTTTCACCATCAACTCTGCCAAATGAGCAATTAGTGATAACTTGTTGAGCAGCACCCAACATGTCACTTTTATCACTAGACTCACTCGCCATTACGAGCAATTTTTCTTCCTTGACGAGGAAGGGTCTAAACTTATAATCTTTTCCCAACGATTCAATTTTCATCTTGAATGTTGGCACGTCAATTTTTGGCAATCCCATTATTTTTCACCTTTAGAAACCGAGAACATCAGCTAATGCGTCTAGATCTCCATCCTTGATAATATTTACAAACCTTTTGATATTTCCGAGTGGACTGTTATCCAGAGTATCTGAATTCCAGTAACGATATGTCAGAGTCACCGTTACACGGACTGGCGAATCTGCTGTATTTTGAAGAGGAGTAAGGTTGATCAGTCGTGGCCAACACTCTTTCAATGACCACTTAGCAGTTCTCTCATCATTACGATCTAGAGTATAGATGTCAATCTCACCAGTGTAATCGTCATAAAACCCTACTTCTTTCGATGTTGTGTCAGCTGTAGTTCCCATCCACGCCTCAAAATATTCTCTAGCATTCCAGTCTGTGTTACAGAGGAACGTGAACGTGGCGTTGTCGCCGAAGAATTCTACGCCATGTGCGCGGTATTCAGTCCAGTTACCAATCTTAGTAGGGGCAAATGTCGAAATAAGACCAGGAACTGCTGCCTCTTCACAGAGCAATGAGATTTCTCTGTTACTACCGCGACCTGATGCACTAGACATGACAACTTCAAACCTACTGGCTCTTGCTAAGTCCTTACTTCTGATATTAGATAGAAAATCGTTGAGTTCAAATGTTGCTTTTGTCATTAGATCATTGCCCTTGAATCCTTGAAGACTTCATTCTTGGTTGCGCCTTGGAAGTTTTCGATTGGTAGGAAAATGGCAGCTTTCCAGTCTTCAGGATTTACTTTATAGAATTGTGTTACTACATTATTGAGGAGATATCTCTTCACACAAGGTCTGACTTCGTTGCCGACCCTTTTCAACAATGACCAATTATATCTCATTTTTGTATCTGCGCTAATCGTTTTGCTGTTTGCAGTCTCCATTAGCTCTCCTAAAACTTTAGCCCTCAAGAGGTAAGGAAGATAATGGAGGTTCAACCCATAGAAGCCACCAGCAGCTGGCTCATATGGTAATACAAGCGGGAATGTGTCATAATATGGGAGTTTGTCTTTGGTCTTTGGATCATATCTGTAAAGATACATACTACCAATCTCAAAGGTTCCCACTTTCTCAAAAACATCATTGCGCATTGCTGCGGCAGGTGAGTTTATATTACTCGCCAGCTGTTGAACTTGTCTTTGATACCATTGAAAACTTTTTCTCTGGTTATCGGAGTTTGCTCTAATTTGTTCAAACGGATTAGCCATACCCTATTTATACGAAATGCCCAATTCTTTCTCAGTTAGAATCCTAAATTCCCAACCCTGATCAAGACAAAACTCTGTGGCACTCTGCCATTTAGCGATATTCGTGCCATACTGTTTGACTTCTTCAATGAATCGTTTTGTTTTTCTTTTAGGTATCTTAGGTTCTTTCGTGAATCTCTCTGGTTTTATTTCTATAAGATACTTTTTGCCATTCAGCTTCATGTAGAAATCAGGAAAATATCTATGCAACTTACCATCGACAGGTGAGCGATACGGTATAGCTAGTTCCTCAGATCCCCATTCAACGATATTTTCATTGATATCACACCAATTCATAAATTTCAACTCATATGAACTTCGATATATGATGTTACTAGGATTCCCGCGATACTTTTGGGGATTGCGAGGAATAAATTTACCTTGATGTAATTTTTTAGAATATGGCATTATAAATAAGCAAAAGAAAAACTATTTATAGAGAACACTATGGCTTTTTTCAGCAATCTCACTGAGACAATTTCTTCTGCCTTTTCAACAACTGAAGTTTTAGGTAAAGGTGGTGGAAGGCGCGGCAGGAATAGCGGTCATTTCAGATATCCAAATAACCTCGACACAAATGAACAGCCACACAGTGTAAACTTCTTTATTAGTGAATATGTTCCTACTAAAGATACACAAGAACTAAAAAATATTCAAAATCAGAATGTTGCAACTGACAGGGAAATCGGTGCACCATCCGTAAGAACTGGCAGCTCTATCACAGCTGAAAATGCTCTTAGTGTAAATGAGTTGAATAGGTTTGGAGCTAACTTTTCTGCAGCATTTGCAGGCTTACTTGCTGCAAGACAAGTAAATTCAGGCTTTCAGGGGCTTGATGTTGCTAAAGATCTCGCTGCTACTGTTGCTTCTGCAGGTGCTGTTGATAAATTCATCGTAGCAGATGCTACATCAATTAAAACAGCTGCCGCTAAAAGAATAACAGATACTATTTCATTACATATTGCACAATCGCCTCAAGCAAAATATTCAGCTGAATACGAGAATGAAAGTATTGGTGCATTGTTGGGGACACTTGCTACCACAGAAGGTGGTGGTAAAGTTCTAGAAGGATTGATGACTAATGCAGCTAATGGTAATGCACAAGAACTTATCGCAAGAGGTCTCGTAGACGCAGCTACACTCCCGAAAGAACTTGGTTTAGGTAATGCCAACTTCGGCGGTTTGGCAAGAGCTGCAAGTAAGAAAGTGCGCAACCCTTTCCAAGAGCAAATTTTCAAAACTATGAATTTTAGGTCTTTCGCATTTCAATATAAATTTGCTCCTAGAAATCAGAAAGAATTTGACAGCGTTATTAGTATCATCAATCTTTTCAAATTTCATATGCACCCAGAAAAGGCTAATGATGGAGCTTTCTTTGTATTCCCTTCTACATTTGATATTGAATACAGGTATAAAGCAAAAGCGAATGCATTCGTAAATAAGATTGCTACATCAGTCCTCACAGATATGACTGTAGATTATGGTAGTGAGGGAGTCTTTACAACATTCAGAGGCACAGAAGGTGCGCCTTCAGAAATCACGATGTCGCTTGTGTTTAGAGAAATCGCGCTGCTCACGAAGGGTCAAGATGGTCAACTTACAGATGGTAGCAGGAGTGGATTCTAATGTTCAAGCACTTTCCTAATCTCGGTTACATTGAAGGTAAACGCATCGTAACTGTTGCAGATATTTTTAGAAGAGTATCTATCGTTGAAGAAAATTTGAATAGTTATAATCTGGAATATTATACTATTCTTGATGGAGAACAACCTGAAGATGTAGCATATAAATTGTATGGCGATCCTGAATTACATTGGACTGTTTTGTTAGTAAATAATATTGTCGATCCTTACAATGATTGGTATCTAACTACTGAAATTCTCGATGAATTCGTAAAACAAAAATATGGTGCTGATTTCTTGGATACACATCACCACTGGATTTTACCTGAAAGACCAGAAATTTGTGTTGAGTATGATAGAACTAAACTAGCGAATGGTGAAATTATTCCTGTAACAAATAAAGAACATGAAGAAATTTTGAACGACGCGAGGCAAGAAATTAGAGTTGTGAACCCTAACCAAATTCAAGACTTTGTAAAAGAATATAGAAACAAGATTAGGTTATAATATGTCTTCTGAAGTAAATGTGTCAGCAGGCGATGTAATTATTGAAGACGCTTACATCATCTCTAACATTTCTGGATCAACTGATATCAAAAACTTCCTAATGGGGTTCGACATCTATCATGCAGTAGATGTCAACTCCATCACAGCTAAACTTTACATTTCTGACGCTGCTGGATTGATCACAGCTATTCCTATCAATGGACAAGAATTTGTAACGCTTAGTTTTAGAACTCCTAATATTGACACACCTTTCTACAGAACATTTGTAATTCATACAATCTCTAATCGCTCATTGGTGAAGGACAGAGAACAAAGATATACCCTCGAATGCATCAGTCTAGAAGGTTATCTTGATACATCTATACGATTGAATCAGAAATTTGTGGGTGCTACTGACGATCTGGCTGCCTTGATTTTTTCTAATATATCAGATGATAAGGTTGTTGATGAAGATGGTAAAGGTCTCGGGAAAAGTGTAATTGATATACCAGATAGACCATTTGAGTCAAACAACTTTGAATTCATTGCTAATTACTGGTCGCCATTCAAATGTTTGAACTTTTTGGCTTCCAGAAGTAAATCTGGGACTTCTTCTAAAACAAATGTGTTATTTTTTGAGAGAGCAGCGAGTTACTTTTTCGGTTCGTTGGAAACTCTGATCAAGAAGCAAAAAGAAATAAATTCAGTTTATGACGAGTATAATAAAATTGAAAGTCAAGAAACACCGATCTATGATGATTTACGAGATAAAACATATAGGTATCAATCTAAGTATCTGAACAGTCGATACCATACAATAAGATCGATGTCCTATCCGAGATATAAGAGTCTCATTCTGAATAATTTTTCAGGTTTTCATGGTAGCACTGTATTTTCTTATGATATGACAAATAAGTCTATCTTGACTATGAAGTATGATAATACACCAAAGGCAGAAATATCAGCAGCAACTGATAATAAGGTCATTGAAGAAAAATTCTCAGACTTTACTGTGATGGGCAAGTATAATACAATCGGTGATTCGCATAGGTCAGATCCTCTAGCTAATGCGATGTTTACACCAATGGTCACTTCGCCGTTTGGATCATCATATAGTAGGGGCGTCCCCCAAATAAGAAATCAGCTTATCAGAAATTTCTCAATGGCAGAACTCAATAATAATTGCATTGAAATCGAAGTTCCTGGTAAATCTGATGTTGACCTCGGACTTTTGGTTAGACTTGTATTCCCAAAAACAGATGATAAGACTACTGAACCGAGAAGAGAAGATTTGGAAGACCCGTTTGTTTCTGGTCTTTATATGATTACTGCTATCAGGCATACTGTAACGAATGGTAAGCATGGCATGACATTGCGTTTGATGCGGGATAGTTTAGGAGAATAATATGTTATATGGTCAATTCAATTGGTGGAT